GTCATGGACAACGGGTCGAGCTCGGCGCCATTTGGACGCATGAGCGGTTGCCTCGTGACGTAAGCACTGCGCCTCGGCCTCGCTTGCGGCGGCGCTACCGTAGGTGGCGGAGGCGGTGGGCCTCGCGCACGCTGTGGTTGCTGCTGACGCTGTTGCCGTGGGCGTTGACGCTTGGCACCGAAGTCTTGTTTGTAGTACTCCTGGCGCAAGTGTTCTTTCGCTGCATGAGAAGTAGCACGGTCGATCGCGGCGACCTGCTTGGGAGTAAAACCAGCTTTGTTCCTGTTGTTCACCATCTTCTGCCGATGAAAGAGGGCAAGGTGGGGTGTAAACACTGTAACTTCTGGTATGTTCGACGCAACCGAGGCGTCGCGAGACTGGTTGAGCAGTATAGACCTTGAGAATAAACCAGTCTCCTAATTGGTTGCAAAGGTATTAGGCCATTTGCGAAGGGAAGTATGAAAAAGTAAGCTGGCGCGTGGTGTTTCACGCGTGCGCAATTTAGAATGAGGCTATCATCGCAGAAGAGCGAAGAACCTTCCCGTATGTCGACGGCCCTCAAGCCATAGCCGCCGAAGCCATTTGCCAGTGGAGAAGAAAACCGCAAAGCCCTCACTCTGCAGTTCTCATTAGGCACCTGAGCGGGATACCCAGACGCCGATCCGTCCTGCCGCATTGTCTGATCAGAGGTAAAGTATGAAAATCACACGGAACTCAACGTTGACCAAAGCAATAACAGCGACAGAACATCGGTGCAACTCCACCGGAACCATCTCTTACAGAACCCCTCCAAGGTCCCAGCCTGTGCGCTCAGGTAAGATGGCGCCCTCACCGTACCGGTTGCTATCTCCGGACCAGGCTCTTCACAGAAGTACACTCTGCTACTGAGGCATAAGGCCAGACACCGCGTGCACCTACGGCCCCCACTTATCCTACGGTCTTGACAGCCGTCTGTGGACTATGAGCCAAAATGGCTCGGGCATTATCCAGCATGAAAAGTGTCAAAAGTAAATATCACGAGCGTCGAACGGGCGGAGCTAGCACTACCAATTCCCAGACAACAAGCAATAACAACAAATGACCACCAAATCGTGAAACTTGCCTAGTGGACCCGTCGCGGCATGTGTCAACCTCGCAAATAACGGTTGACTGTCTGTCACATCATATCACGTCCGCACTCCATGTTCGCAACGTCGTCGGAGACTAACTAGTTGCTGTGTGATATGATTGGAGTGTGTACTGCCAAACATTTTCCACTCCTGTTGATGAAAGGTGGGCGACCGCATAACAGACACCGCCCGGTGATCACCATTTTGGCTCAGTCTCCTGCCAGCTATTCAACATACTTCAAAACCAACGGCACGGTCCAGTGGCGCCCTAGGCGCCTAATCTTCCCGCACCCATGATGAGATGAAGAGACTCTTCAACTCATCTCCTGTCATCTTCAACGTTGTGAGACCACAAGCGTTTGCCCATTCTACTGAAGACCAAGGACCGCCAGCAATTCGTGCAAGTTCAACCTGACCGGTGCTCATAACAAGTGGTGAGGTGGTCAGTTTCTTTGCAAAGTCAGTGGCTTCTTTGGTCGCAGTCAGGTCACCGAACTCCTTCAGAGCAATGTCACGGATAACCTCATCAGCGTGGCTGCGAGCGACGCTGTGAGTGACTTCGGTGTCCGCTGCTAAGGCACAAAAGAATGCGTGCATGGGTTGCACGCCGTTGAATTCCTTAGTCATCATTTTCGCATAAACATTCAGGCTCAAATCGAAATCATCTCCGCGCAACTTGGTAGACGACCATTGTTTCGTCGTCAGCGCGCGTTTAAGCTCTGGGAAGCAAACAACTTCGTCATTCTCAATGACTGGCTGTCCACTGCGCATCAGCATCTCGTACCCGACAAAGGTTAACTTTGCAGTCTCATGGTCGGTGACGTACTTGAGCTTTGGCTTCCATCCCCAGCGCGTGAAGAACAATTCGACGTGCCCCTTGATGTTTTCGGTCAGTTTGCCGAGTGTGTCGTCTCCCTCAAAGGCAAGCACAGCTATGTATATCTGCTGATCTCGTGCTGACCTGTAGGTAAATCTCCTGCCTTGTGTGCGCAACCATGTGCTCAATGCCGCATCAATGTTTTCCGAATTGTCTCCGCATGGTTCGTGCACTAGGAACGAGATCCACGCGATGAGATTCTGAAGAAAGTTGCCGCTGGAGGTCAATCTGTCCCCACTCTCTCGGATCACATTGGGCATTGTGAGTTTGATGGTTTGAAACGAGCCATCCTCAGCGCGAAAACGAAACTTCCACTTGCACACCTCGTTCCTTTCGTCAATGACGCGCTCGAACTCGATTGTCGACATTTCATGTGACTCGAGGCAGCCGAGCTCCCTGGCGATGTGCTTCAGAATCTGCACCTCGAAGTCCTTGAGTGTGGCACTGATGCCGAACTCGAATGACGTGAGGTCGTTTTCGACTGCGAGGCCCTGCAACTTAGCAAGCTCTTTTGCAATTTCTGTCAATGCCTTGCGTTTAGCCCGTTTCTTGATTGTCGCGTAGTGAAGTCTGCCACACATGAGGTGTTCGTAGACCGCAGCTATCTTAGCGACAGCTGCTAAGCGACGTCCGCCGTGGTCAACGACGTTGCGGGGCTTGGCTTTGTTCGACGTGCCTGCTTTGCAAAAGGCTTTGAAGACTTTGTCGACGGGCAACCACTCTGCCAGACTGTCGGCGATTAACTGCTCGCGCTGTTTCTGGTTGAACTTCGTCGGTAAGGCTTCAACATTGCGTCCGACGGCTTCTGCAGCCTTGTGGCAGGCTGCCCGAGTGAAAACATGGCGTTTAAGGAAATCAACTGCCTTTTGGCCTTTCTCTCTTTCGGCTGGCCAGGGCTTGAAATCTCCAACATCCTTGTTGCGGAGGTTCTCTCCGGCGATGACGTTGTATGGGTGGTTAGCGAACGAGTAGACCTTCGATTCGGTCATGTCAGGAAACCGAGGCACATCCTCGCGTTGCCCGCAGTCGTCGGCCGCTAGTGTAGGGTCACCGTGCGTGTGAGTCGTCGAGTCAGGCACTTGATTCGTCTGGTTAAACTCATCAATGCCGCAGACCGTGGACTTCAACGTTGTGCCCTGCAAGTAGGCGGATCCTCGTTCATCT